GAACTAACAAAAGCAAAACAATGGAAATAAACATAATACAACAAGAGTATTTAAAATCAGTAATATTAAGTCAGTTACTGTTAGAATCAAATGAAAGTTTAATTTTTACAACACAATACAAGCAACAAATTAAACACAAGATAAACAGTTTAAATAAAGACTTGGAAGAAACAGTAAGAAACGAATTTAAAATAATATATAATACAGACCCTGAAACAACAACTAATATATTAAGAAGTATAGAAGAAATAGTTTCCAAACTGCAAACAAGTACATTAGATGAATTAGTATTTATAAATGCAGTAATAGATAAATATAAAGAAAACAGTGAATGGTTTAAAGAATACGGAGAAACAGAATTTTTAAAATTAGACTAATGAAATTAACATACACCTCTTACGGAAAAACATCAACAATAGAAACAGAAAATGATGATATTGATATTGATGAATTGGGACAAATGCTTTATAATTTATGTTTAACCCAAACTTGGTCGCCTGTAGTATTAAAATCAATATTTAAAAAAGATGTTACAAATGGCTAAAAAGCAATCAGAAAAGTATTCTCCAAAAGAAGATGAAATACAAGCTATGAGATTGTGCTGGAATAATGATTTAGCTTATGTAATTCAACCAATACAAAACACAAAAATGTATCACGTAATTAAGTTTCAAATATCAGACAATTTAAAGATATATACTTTTGAAATAGATAAAACAAAAATAGAATTTACAGAATATGAAGCATCTAAAAAGGTTATGGAATTATACACACAACATTCTAAAAGATTTAGTAAATGAAAGATAAAAGATTTGCACAATGGTTAGAAGATAATGAATATAAATATTATATTGATAAGTCACAAGGAATAGAATATTGGTGCAATATAAATGGTTTATTTACTACTGAAAGTTTATATAATTCTTATTTAATAGATTCTAAACAAATAAAAGATACAATAGTAGAATCAGTTATAGAGCAATTTAAACAACGTTCTAACGTAGGAATTAATAAATACGGTACAACATTAGACAGAACAGATTTAACACGTTTAGAATGGCTAAATCACGCACAACAAGAAGCAATGGATATGATATTATATTTAGAAAAATTAAAGCAATATGACACGAAGTAAACAATCAGCATTACAAAGAATCCAACGTATAATGAAATTCAATTATAATAGAGGATTAAACTCCGAAAGGGTTAATGAAATATATAGAAAAATTATAAATTTAAAATTAAGCAATCAGAAATGATTGTTTTTTTTTAGTTAATTTTTTGTTAAAATGTTTTTTATAAACAAATAATGTTTACATTTGCTTATAACAATTTAAAAAACAAACAAAATGGACAAACTACAAATTTTATTTAAGTTAGAAACTTGCATTTCTATTTTAGAAACAACTGAAAACGTTTATGTACGTAATCAATTACACTTAATTGCTAATGCATTACTTAAAGATTGGAATGAATCAGAAGCTTATGCACAACAGATTAGAGAAATATTAAATGTTGATGAAACAATGAACAATTTAGATAATTTAAGAATATGAATGAAGCTGCATACTTTACAATACAATCTAAAGTACAGGGATTAGATAGGGAATTGTTTAAATATCTCGGTGAACTAATGTCAGGACAAAGTTTAACATCTGATGACCATTTAAAGATAATGATTGATAGTACAGAAAGAGAATTAGCAACATACGATTACATACTAAAACTAATAATAAACAATGGAAACAACAATTAAAACATTCGACAACAAGATTTGGGATAAACAAGAACTAATAGATAATATGTACAACGATGAGTTTTACTATGGTTATTTAGGTAAACAGGCTTTAAGTAGTTCAAGTCTTAAAATGGTGCTATCAAGTCCTAAAACCTATAAGTACGTTACAAAGTACGGACAAAGTGAAACACAACCTTTAAGAGATGGTAAACTATTCCACACAATGATTTTAGAGCCACATAAGATAGATGAATTAACTATTGTAGATGTAGCAACAAAAGCAGGAAAAGCATACAAAGAAGCAAAAGCAGAAGGCAAAGAAGTTTACACTACAAATGAGATTAAAGCTGCAGAAAGATTAGCTGATGCAATATTAAGAAATGATGAAGCAGTACACTATATGTCTAAAGCACAATTTGAAATTCCAGAAATAGCAATGATAAACGGAATACCATTTAGAGCAAAAGCAGATATATTAAAAGACAATATGATTGTAGATTTAAAAACTACTACAGGATTAAATGAGTTTAGATATTCAGCAGATAAATACTCTTATGATTTACAAGCATATCTTTACAGGGAAATGTTTAATGTAGATGAATTTGTATTTGTATGCATTGACAAAGGAAGTTTAGACATTGGAATATTTGAATGTAGTGATGAATTTTATGAAAAAGGCAAACGTAAACTTGAACAAGGTATAGATAATTATAAATACTTCTTTGGAGAAGATAGCGATGTAGATTTGAATCAATATGTATTAAGAGGAGTATTATGAAAGTAACAGATAAAATAACAATAACAAACGAAGATAATATGTTATTGATGGCAAGATATCCTGATAACTATTTTGACTTGGCTATTGTTGACCCTCCTTATAAAAATGATATTAGTGGATTAAATGCTGGAATAAATAGAAATTTTAATTATAATGAATTTAAAGCTCCTACTAAAAAATATATTGATGAGTTGTTTAGAGTTTCTAAAAATCAAATAATGTGGGGATTTAATTATTATTTAGAATTATTACCAAATACAAATTCTTGTATTATTTGGAATAAACATCAAAATGGACATTTTAGCGAAGCAGAATTGGCTTGGTGTAGTATAGGAAAAACAAAAATTTTTGATAGGGCATACCAAAAAGATATAGGAAATAAATTTCATCCAACACAAAAACCAATAGAATTATATAAATTTTGTTTAGAAACATACGCTAAAGAAGGTGATAAAATATTAGATACACATTTAGGTTCAGGTTCAATAGCAATAGCTTGTCACGATTATAAATATGAATTAACAGCTTGTGAATTAGATAAAGAGTATTACGATAAAGCAATACAAAGAATAACAAACCATACAAACCAACAAAAACTATTTTAAATGGAAATAACAGAAAGATTAAAAGAAATAATATTAAAAGAAACTGATATAGATGTTTCTAAAAATAGTAGAAAGCATAATATAATAGAAGCAAGAGCATTATATTTTTATTTGGTAAAACATTTTAAACCTAAAATGACATTACAAGAAATAGCTGAATCAGTAAATAAGAATCACGCTACTGTAATACATTCTTTAAATAATTATGAAATGTATGAAAAGTTTAATAGAGATTTAAGAAGTTTAAGAAACATAATAGTAAATCAAATGGATGAAGAAAATGTATTAAACACAGAAAATATAAATGAATTAAGATTAGAAATTAAAAAGAAGAACTTAAAAGTATCTGAATTAGAAATACAATTAGAAGAAAGTAATTTAAGATTAAACAAACTTGAAAAATCAGCATACGAATACAAAATAATAGAACAGCTAAACAACCTTCTTAATAAAACAAAAGATACAGAACATCACAATGTAATGATAATACGTTTAGAAGCTATCTACGATATGAATATGAAAGTAATAGAACATAATAAAAACAATTAAGATGCAAAAGAAAATAATAAATAAGATGAATGAAGGACAAGAATCAGATGTGCCTTTATACACTTGGAAAACAATACCAAATAGTTTAAAAGAGTTTTGGTCTAATCAATTAAATAAATAAGCTATGCCAGATATAACAATGTGCCAAGGAATAAATTGCGAGTTAGCATCTATATGCTATAGATATAAAGCAGAACCAAGTAAGTTTAGACAATCTTGGTTTATGTATCCTCCTAATAAAGGATTAGAATGTGAATACTTCTGGGAATATAAAACCGATGAAGAATGAAATATATATTAGTGTTATTAGCTTATGAGTTTATAAGGTCAAAGTTAATTTGGCTATGGTATTATTTAATTAAAAAAGGAACAGAATAATGAAACCAATACATAAATTAAATGGAGGAATAGGTGCTACACTATGCCATCTATGTAGTATAATAATAACTACAGGTTTGACGCAAAATTTATATTGTGATAAATGTTTATCCGAAAGAATTAAAACTGATTCTGAATTTAAACAGATAAAAGAAAGAGCAAATAATTTAATGAGATTGAAAAATGGATTTAAAGATAAACAATAATAGATTTTATTTATTTTTAAATTAATAATGATAACTTTTTTGATTATGGAAGATAAAAGAAAATACAATGGCGGAAATAAAAACGCTGGACGTAAACCAAAAGTAGAAGAAGAAAAAGTAAACAATATATTTCTTAAAGCATTAGGCGAACTTTATAATAAAGATACAGAAGAAGAAACAAAGATAGCTTTTGTTAAATCTACACTAATGGAATCACAAAGAGGACAATTGTTTATTGCTGAACATATATTTGGTAAGCCAAAAGAAATTATTGAAGCTACACACAATGTAAATGATTTTAACATAAAAGATATATTTAAAATTGGAAATAAATCTGAATGAAAAATATAATTTATTAGGAAGTGAAAGTAGATACTTTGTAATTACAGGTGGAAGGGGT